GTAAAGGTAACAGTTCCTAAAACAGAAACCTCTGCAGGCTTAATAGTCATTCCGTTTAGTAAAGGTATTGTGTAAGTTATATCAGGCATTATGGTATAAGTATAAATTCAACAGTTGCCAAGTCGTTCGGCTTGTAGTCTATTTTGTTAACTCTAAAGGTTCTGTTCTTAATCTGTACAGTATCAGAAAACTTGAAAGTATTAATATCAGCAGGAGTAAGATTCACTTTAATAGTCATGATCCTAGTATTAGGATTGTAAAGCTCTGAGTAGTAAGGCAACCAATATAAGTTAAAGAGGTTATTTAATGTAGACGCTTGATTCCCTAGCAACTGACACAATCCAAAATGAAAGTCTTTATAAGAAGAAACAGAAGTGCCTCCATCTTTAATATGACTAAATTGTAAGTAGTCCACTTGTGTATCAGTTGCAGCTACTCCATTTTGTGCAGGAATATAGTATGTAGTTCCTGAGTTTTTAATCCCATTGTTATATAGTATTCTAGGACTATTTTCAAATCCTTCTGAGGTGTCGCTTTCTGAATTGTAAGCGTATATAGCAGGAGTTATAAGTTGAGGGTATTGACTCATTAAAGGTTTGACTACTGTAGCTGCAAAAGGCTCAGCTATTACTTCATTAAGCCCCTCTAAGATATTAAATTCATTTCCAGCATTAAACTTCTTACTTCCGTACAAGTGTCCTCCTACTTGATTTTTATAGTTAGTGAAAGCAAAGTCATCATCATCTTCTACAAACTTAAAGATAGTTCTTTTATTCAAGTCTGCTAAAGGTGTTAATTTCATTTCTGAAACGTCTATCTTATCAGTCCATTGTAAAGGTGTGTCGGTATTATTCATAAAGACATCTACATAAGGCTCTATAATTATGTTGTTAGGGTTATCTTTGTCAGGTGTTGTTATTAGATTAAACATAGTTATCAATCCTTTTAAGAACTCCCATTGACCTGTTTCTCCTCTTAATGTTTGTAGGAAACCTTGTGAAGTAACGGCTGAAATACTTTTAATAAAATTTACTGTAGAAGCAAAAGTTGAATACTGCCAAGTATTAGCTCCGTTTGTTTTAAATTGTGCCTGTAAAGTATCTCCTGTCTGCATAACTATATTAAAACTTCCTACCCAATAATTAATAGAGGTTACAGATAAAATTGAAGTAAAGTCTATTACATTAGTTCCTGAAGATGTTGTGTGAAGCCATTGAAATTCTACAGTATCTCCTGCTGAGCAGTTTATCTGATAGTCATAATTAATTTGATAGGTTTCGTTGAGTTGAGTTGCAGTTAGTATATTTGTAGATTGGTTATAATTTGGAGGTGTAACCCAAGCATTATTTTGATAATTTGCTAATTGTAAATTTTGATAAGATGAAGTTGCAATAGGTAATAAAAATATATCAGCAGAGTAAGGAGCTTGCCCTGAATAAGTAGAACCTGTAACATTTGAAGGAACATTATCAGCACCCCAATTAAAGTCCATATAAAGGTTTCCAAAGTCTTCTGTTCCAAAGTTAACTGACTCATAAGTAAAAGGTGTAGGTTCAAATATTCTGTCTATCAAATACTTTACTTGAATGAATGGTCTGAATACTTGCTCTAAAGAAGTTAGTTCAGGATTTCCTGAAGTTCCTCTAGTTCCATCTGAAACTACTATCTGATTATTCCAATTAACAAAAGGATATTTAACTGTCTTGTAAGCATCTCTAAAGCCTGAAGTATTCGCATTAGTATAAGCTATTCCTGTTCCTGAGTCGTTCCAACTGTTTATAATTTCGGTCTTATTATAATCATGTGTTAATTCTGTAAAGTCTAAAGCCCTAAAGTCTGAGTCTTTAAGATAGTCTGCTAAAGCTATTACTTCTGAATAAAGGTTTACATTGTAGCTTATCTCTTGCCCCTTATCTGTTACATCTAATAGCCGTAAGTACCCTTCAAATAGAACAAAGCCGTCCTGCTTTAAAACGCATTTAGTCTTTTTATATACATTAAAGATAACCCCATCATCTGACCTTGTTACATCAAACACTTGATTGAATATCTTGTTGTTTCTTTTTGTTGCTGGTAAATTAAAAGCCTTTGAGTAAGATTGTACTTTCTCAGCTACATTCTTGAAGTCATCTACGCTTAAAGTCAAGGGTAAATCTTCATCTTCATAAAGGTCTAGTATAGCTTGACCATCTGAAACTATAGGGTCTGCTGTTTGAGTTCCTATAGGTAAAGAAGATATAGAACTTATTTCAAGATTAAGTGCAGCAGGATGAGAATAACTTATCATTATATTCATCTGAGGTGCTGCTGCTAAGAACATCTTTGATATTTGTGTTACATTTGAACTGTAAGACGTGTAACCTCCTTGAATTGTTGCACCATTATAAGCACCAACAACAACTGTACCCCCTGAAACAGGTGTTACTATATTAATAGTTACAATATATAACTGTCCTACTATTAAATTACTAAGCTGTTGATATACTCCTGTTATACTTACACTTCCTGACTCTAAAATTAAATCTCCTGCTGATACTGTAGGAAATGCAGGTGTTACTCCTGTATTCTTCCTAAACCTATACCAAGTATTTATACTAGCAGGTGCAGCGTTTGTTAGGGTATCTACATAAGGAGTAGCAGATGCAGTTGTATAAGTTCCTGTATTGTCTAATCCTAAGAAGTTAATCCCATTGACAATAGCCTCTGTAGGATTGCCTGAGAACGCATTAGCTATTCCTTCATAACTTTGTGGATATACTATTAATTGTACACTCATTATACTGATTGGGTTCTAAGGGTTTTACTCTTTTCAACTTCAAAAGTGTATTGAATAAGTTTATCATTTGCTACAGTCTTCTTAGTAAAGTTAGAAGTTGTCAGTCTAACAGGAGTAACGTATGTGCTTAGTAAAGGATTAGTAGGATCTGATTGATAGCCCTCTAAGATATATACTTCAGGACTATTAACAAGTTCTTCAAACCAAGTAGCTTCTGATTGATTCACAAAGTCTGTATTCATTACAACCTTTTCAGTTGCATTAACTCTAAACGCTTTCTTCCCTCCTTTGTAGCCTGAAGGACTGTATATGCTTTCATTCCAAGTACCCCCTAACTGATTGTATGTACTTCCTTTAGTTGAAATAGACTTAGTAGACTTCATCTTGAATGTATAGTAATCCCAAACTCCCCATTGATTAAGCCAAGTAAGTCTGATAGGTTCGTAGCCTTTAAGAGTAGGGCAGTTGATGTTGATTCTGTAAATTTCAGATACTTTAACACCTGAACTATTATAAGCTTCTATTGTGTAGTAACTCAATGTAGAAAGTGCCGCTTGAAATACTGTACTCCACATAAGATTAGCAGGAAAACAACCAAAGTGTAGCAACTGATTTTTAGTTGCAGAATCCCAAGTCGTTACACCTCCGTTTGCATATAAGTTATCCACGTCTATTGTTGAAATTGGAGTATCTGAAGAGTCATAAGTTATGATTCTTATATAGTCTACTGTAGTATCTGCCTGATTGCCAACTACAGGAGTAGCCATAAAAGATAAAGTACCATAGTCTTCTATATTAGCATACTGAACAAATGGTGCATTGGTTAAAAATATACCCTCTGTTATTTCTTGTAATTGGAATATCTCGGTATCAAATCCAAAGTTTCCTGTTGAATCCCTATCTTGAACGTCAGTATGTTTTAAGTACCCATTGATTAACGTGTATTGCACTGATTCCTCTGAGTCTATTTCTAATACTTCAGCCGTTGCCGTTGTTGCTCCTTCAACCTTAAACTTAATCTTAATGTATCTAACCGAATCATTATGAGAATACTTATCTATTAAAGCTAGAGGATGTAGTATTGCATCTCCTTTATATGTACTTCCTAAAGCACCCTGATTGTCAGGACTAACATAACTTTCAGCTATTGGTCTAAAGTCAAACATACCTACTCCTGCGTTGTTAGGCGTTGTTTTGAATGTACCTATTGCCGTTGAAGTTGCTAAATCTATGTCGTCTTCAGCTATATGAACTTCAGCTACATACTTGACGTTATAATAAGTACCCACTACAGCAGTATCTTCTATTGTGAATATTAACTCTTGACCTACAGGATTAAGAGTGTATAAGGGTATTTGGTTAATTGTTAGTGCCATTATTTAATTGTTGTTATGCTGTTAATTATATCTTCTTTTACGTTACCTAATAAGTCTTTACCGAACTGTTCCAAAGCGAGTCCTAAAGGTTTTTGAAAAAAGCTAATCCCTTGTATTCCGTACCTACCTATTTTTCTAGCCACTAAGAAAGTCAAAGTCTTACGCTTAATAAACCTACCCTTTGCATCTCTTGGAGCTATACCTTTTTTAACTACCCACTTATCTAAAGCACTACTTGGTGGTTGTGAATGACCTTTAGCGTTCCTATAAGCGTATGGACTCTTTATAACTTTACCTTTATAATTCTTAAAGGTTCTATTTTGTTTAGTTCCTGAAACTCCTTTATCTACATACTGACCATAACTAGACATAAAGAATTGCAGAGTAAAACCTTCCTTGTCTTCAATTACTTTGAACTTAATAGAATCTTCTAACTTAGAATCTCCACCCTTTTTATAATTAAGAGTAGTCTTTGCTTGAGCAACAACTTGTCTGCCAAAGCTATTCATATATCTCTCTATGTTTTCAGTCTTCATAAATCAAGAGTTATTTTCCATCCTCTCCATCCTATCTGTATTGTTAAATATCCGATTTTCCATTTCATTAAGCTACAGGTATATCACAAGTCTGAAAGTCGTTCTGAACTAATACTGTTAAGGTAAACGTCCATCCACAAGCTACCGAATCAAACCTCTCTGAGAATGGTTCTATATTAAATTGATCTTGTGAAAAGTATATCGGAGCATCTATATCGTTTAATTCTTCAGACTGTTTAGCTGAGTGTCTAAGCATTCCAATAAAGTCTGTACATATTTGTAGTGTTTCATTAAGTACATCCTGTTCGTTGCTTAAAGTATTGACTAACTTATAAAATGGAGTTCCTGAGTTGTGAGAAGTCCAGTCTTTCTTTTCAGATACCATATCCATAATGAATATTTGAAACGAGTAAGTAAGCTGACTATCTCCTGTTGCTACACTTGTTGGATTGACGTGAAGCAGTGGATATTTGACATCAGATTCTAAAGCTATATCGAAAATGTCGCCTACAGACGTTGTACTGATTTGCTCATGTAGTTCGCCTATCTTTAAAAGTCTATTAACTACGTTGCTATATGTTTTATTCTTAACCATTTCTTTTAACTTTATTTTGTGAGTTTAAATCTGTTTCATAACTTAACCAAGTCAGGCACTCTAAAAGACTTAGCTTGGTAATACTTTCTAGTTTACTTATGTCCTCTCCACACAATCTATGCATTACACCGAACCATCCCCATTTGGAGGCAAAGTCATTACTAGCTATTGCGTCTTCATTTCCTGTAGCCTCTCCATCAAATATGATGGCATAATCTCTGACAACACCTTCCCTAAAGTGTAAAAAAAAACCAATGCACTTTGCACTTGTTCCGCTGACATCTGTTTCATTTCTTCAGCTCTGAGCCGAATATCTCCATCATACGAGTCAATAATATATAGTGTATCACTTTTCTTTATTTTGATAGGTCTGTAAAGTACAGCCATCAATTCAGGAAGGCTTGAGTCTATTCCATTCTTAATAAATTGCTCAATGTCTGCATACTCTCCTAAACTTATTTCTGAAAGGTCAGGGTGGAATCCGTATTCAACTTCATTAATCTCTATGATCCTTTTTAGTTCAGTATCTTGCTTAGCCTGGAGTTCTCCTATCTTTGACATTATGACTGCAACGTCTGATAATGCTAGTTCCTTAACTAACTGCTTAGGAATATCTGTTAAGGCTGCTAGAGTCTTTGTAGCCTCCTCAGTCTTTGTTCCTGTTGCATAGTCAATAAGTTTAAGCCAAGTTTCTAAAGTAACGTCAGCCCAACTATTAATAAGATTAAACGATTCTACTTTACCTTCCTTTTTTATTTTTACTTTCATCTACTATATAATAGAAAATTAAGTTTTTTAGTTTACTATGTAGTTATGTTAAATAAATAGTGTATGTTTGCAGTCCATTTATAAAATTATTTTTAGAGGGCTAAGAATTTATGACTCTTAGTCCTTTTTTTATTGAACGTAATACCTACCCACGTTCTTATCAATCTCATAATACATTCGCATAGCTAAAGCATCAGCATAATCAGGAGAACGCCCTAGAATAGCCTTAACCTTATCTTTAGATATTATCTGTAGTTTACTATCTTTGTCTGCATCCTTCATTCTAACTTGTTCTAGTTCTTCAGTAATATGATTCTTAACATTTACATCTGAGCAGCTGATTCCTAACTGACCTTTATTTATTTGATCTGCTAACTTGTAATAACATTGAGTCTTTAAGTTCTGATAGTTCTCTTTCTTAATTGGTGTTGAATTATTAACGAACCCTTGACAACGTAAGTAGTCTTTAACTCCACCACCGACTCCATCTTCATCTACTATGATATTTCTTAAAGCTACTTGATTTTCCTGTTGTAGTTTCTTAATCTCGTCCACAACATCATTTACAGCTGATTTAAGGATAGTTCTAATGTATTTAAGGTGTAAGCCTTCCCAAAGCATTATAACCGTCTTATCGCTTCCAAATCGTGCTACATCACAACTAATATACTTTTCTCCTGTTACTCCCTTTTGGCTGAACATTCCCATAATAGAATTGTAATCTATAAGGCTGTCATCAGTTGCATCATATTCCCAATTACCGAATAGAAGTCTTTGCTTACTTAGTTCATCTAATTGAGATAGCTGAGTTTCATAGTGCTTAGAGATATAGCTATTGTCAATCACTAAAGACTGTATAAACTTTCTGTAAGGTTTTATTGTATTGTCTTGAGCAGGTCTGTAATACTCTGAGTAAACCCAATTCTTAGCAGGGTTGCAAGTCATAAGCATCTTAGGTATTAAGCCATTCTCATCAAGCTTGTATCTTAGCCTGGACGCTACTACGTTCTTAGCCTTTTCAGTTATTTGATTAGCCTCATCAATGAAAGCTCCTGTTATTTCAAGTGAACCTAGACTATCAAAGTTTCTGTCTGAAGGGTATAAAAACAAGTCCTTAAGGATTATCTCAGAACCATTGTAAAAGGTTATAACATTACTTGAGCCGTTAAACGTGTAGTCTTTAAGAGCTTTTAAGTTCCACTCGGTGCATACTTCAAAGAATGTATTTAGTGTAGTCTTTTTTAATGCGTCAAGTTTTGACCTACCCATTAAGTACCTAGTCTTTGGATATGTTAGGCACATAGTAATTAAGTAACTACATCCTACCCAAGACTTCCCACCACCAGCTGCTCCTCCGAATAAAACCTCTTTAGTCTTATTATCAAATAGATACTTTAAACATTCTTTTTGTTTAGGTGTGAACTTAGGATTAATCTCCAAGATTTATATTGATTTTGATTCTTTCATCTCCTGATGTTAAGTCTATTTCTTGTTTCTCATTATACCCTCGCTTACGTCCTCTTGTTCTTAGGAAGAAAGTAGTAGCAGTTGTGTTACCTTCCTTTATTTGTTTCTTTAGACTTGTTTCTGCAAAGTCAATAAACTTACTATCAATACTATCTACTGCTTTCTTATATTCTTCATCTTCACTCATCCAGTGATAGTGTTGTGTTCTGCTTAACCCTGCTTTCTCACACGCTTCGGTAACAATACCTAGTGAAGCCTCAAGGGATTCTAATAATAACTTTTTACTAAGACGTGTGCGTTTCTGTTCATTTTCCATACTATATAATAGAAATTACTCGTATTCATTTGGTAGCATTAGTCTTATCCCTAATTCAGTTATTGCCCATATTCTTATTTGGTCTGCATATATCTCAAAGGCTTTACTATCCATTCTTGAAGTAGACTTAATGACTTGTAGTCCTATAGTCCGATCGTTTACTTCTATGCTATTCCATTCACTTGAGAACTTAACCTTTAGCAGATCATGAATTTCATCAGGAAAGTAGCCTAGTTCGTTTGATAGTGTCTGTACTATACAAGCCCAATAATAGTTATTCTGCATATTGCTTCTGGTGTTTCTATGTTTCTTTACGTCTACTACGTAATTGTTCTCTATCTCCTTTAAATAGTTTATTAGAGTTTGCTTATCTTTATCACACTTTATTACGAACTTCATAACTTTTCCTTTAACCTTTCAATTTCAAAATCAATATGATTCTTAGCTTTCTGTAAGTCCTCAATATGTTTTTCAGTATCAGTCATCCCTTCTTCTTTCTTCTTTCCACAACGTAAGAGGTAAGTAGTAGCCGTTCCTACATTGTAAGATAGTTCAAAGTTATCAATAACCTTCCTAGCCTCATAACCATTATTACCTATGTAGTATTCAGGTATTCTATTGTCTTTACCTGCCTGTATAATTAATGAGTCAAATTCAGGTGTTTCTATTCTTTCAGGGATTCTACTCTCTCTAAATACCAGAGTTTCTCCTTCTTCTAACTGACTTTCTAGTTTTTCTTTCAGTAAATCTTCCTTACTCAGTTTCATCTTTGGGTTTATCATATCTATTGTTTTAAATTATTAATCCTATCTTCTAACTTCTTGTTAGATTTGTTTCTTTTCGTTCCTTTAGAACAACTTACTAATATAAGTATTGTTGCTATAAAGAGTATGTAGTATAGTATTATGTCGTAAATCATTTCTCTTTTATTGTTAGTTCTTCAGTAGTTAAAAAAAAGTAAAGGTTTTGTAATTGGTGGACGTGTTTTATTACAATTCTAAAATTTTGAACTTTTATTGTGGCTATGCTAAATTCATCATAATCATCAGAATAAATACAAAACCCCCTGTATTTTAAAGCTAAATACACACAATCATCATCATTGTAATTAAACCCAAAATTTAACAACCAATCTTCTGTTATTGGTATTGGTTTCATATTATTTTCAATCCCCAACCTTGATAACTGAGTTATCATTTCAGGATAAACCTCTTGCACTTGTTTGGTGTATTCATTGTAAATTAAATTACCAATCCTTAATTCTTTTGCATCCATATCTATTGTTTTAATTTATTCATATTCATTTGGTAGCATTAGTCTTATCCCTAATTCAGTCATTGCCCATATTCTTATTTGGTCTGCATATATCTCAAAGGCTTTGCTATCCATTCTCGCAGTAGACTTAATGACCTGAAGTCCGATAGTCCGATCGTTTATATCTATGCTATTCCATTCACTAGAAAACTTGACCTTTAGTAGATCGTGTATCTCATCAGGAAAGTATCCTAGTTCGTTTGATAGTGTCTGTACTATACAAGCCCAATAATAGTTATTCTGCATATTGCTTCTGGTGTTTCTATGTTTCTTTACGTCTACTACGTAATTGTTCTCAATCTCCTTTAAATAGTTTATCAGAGTTTGCTTATCTTTATCACACTTTATTACGAACTTCATTAGTTAGCTATAGTAAACTTCCTACCATCTTCAGCACCTAGACTAATAATTCTTTTCACTAACCTCTTTCGTTCTAGGCTTGTTTGACACCAAACGAACTGCAACTCATCTTTACCATCTAAGCTAAATTCTATTCCAAATCTAGTGCCTTTGTTTCCGTCTTCCTTGTATCCGTACTTTTTAACTGTACCCTTCCAAGTAACCAAATGTATTGTGTTATCCATAGTTTTATTTTTTTAGCTTATCAAGTTCAAACTCTAAATGATTAATTGCTTTCTGTACGCAGTCAATCGGTGTGTCGTGTTTCCTTTCAGCTCTTAGTAAATAAGTAACAGCTGTTCCTACATTGTAAGATAAGTCAAAGCCGTCTACCACCTTCCTAGCCTCATAGCCATTATTACCTATGTAGTAGTCAGGTATTCTATTGTCTTTACCTGCCTGTATAATTAATGAGTCAAATTCAGGTGTTTCTATTCTTTCAGGGATTCTACTCTCTCTAAATACCAGAGTTTCTCCTTCTTCTAACTGACTTTCTAGTTTTTCTTTCAGTAAATCTTCCTTACTCAGTTTCATCTTTGGGTTTATCATATCTATTGTTTTAAATTATTAATCCTATCTTCTAACTTCTTGTTAGATTTGTTTCTTTTCGTTCCTTTAGAACAACTTACTAATATAAGTATTGTTGCTATAAAGAGTATGTAGTATAGTATTATGTCGTAAATCATTTCTCTTTTATTGTTAGTTCTTCAGTAGTTAAAAAAAAGTAAAGGTTTTGTAATTGGTGGACGTGTTTTATTACAATTCTAAAATTTTGAACTTTTATTGTGGCTATGCTAAATTCATCATAATCATCAGAATAAATACAAAACCCCCTGTATTTTAAAGCTAAATACACACAATCATCATCATTGTAATTAAACCCAAAATTTAACAACCAATCTTCTGTTATTGGTATTGGTTTCATATTATTTTCAATCCCCAACCTTGATAACTGAGTTATCATTTCAGGATAAACCTCTTGCACTTGTTTGGTGTATTCATTGTAAATTAAATTACCAATCCTTAATTCTTTTGCATCCATATCTATTTATTTTCTATTTCATCAATTAAATCTGAGTCAGTTAGTTGTTTCCATTTTGGACATAACTCGCCCTTTGTTCTGTTCTTTATTCTCTTTTCTATTATATACATTACAATAGGTATGAATATAAAGATTAAGGCTAGTATTATTAATATTGTTTTCATTGTTTTAGACCTTCAATTGTTCTTCCAAATCCTACTATGAAATCGTTAAACGAATGATTCCTTCTGCCATCTCTCACTTCTTCCATCATACTCTTGTATTTCTCCAACTCTTCAATAACTCTTTCGTTTATAATACTTTCAAGTTCACACTCAGTAAGAACATAAGGTGCGTGTATCTTTTTATTCTTTTCCATTATGATAATAGTCTTAGTAATTGA